CTGCCGGGATATGGTGTTGATAGCACATATCAATTCTCACAACGATTTGAAAAAAAAATCAGTGTGAGTTTTGATACTGTTCAATATGATCCCGGTGCTGATTTCAATGTCTTGGTTCAATGCGAGCCTCCTGAGCTGTATTATAGATTTGCAGGCATGGTGCAGGACAACTATCAACACTTTGATTTGATACTGACCTACGATGAACGCCTGCTGAAATTACCCAATGCTCGAGAATTTTGTCCAGTGGGCTCCTGGATTGCCGACGATGTTGTTATCAACAAGTACAATCAGATATCCTATCTAATGAGTAGCAAGGTGTTTACCAATGCTCATCGCATGCGATTTATGATCATGCGACGCTACAGTCATTACAAAAACATCGGGGAATTTGAATTTCTCATGCATCGTAGTCCGCCTCGTGTACCATCCAAGAACGACTTTTTTACCAATGCTAAGTTTAATATTGCATGTGAAAATCAAATTTTGCCAAACATGTTTACAGAAAAAATTCTTGATTGTTTTAAAACCAAAACAGTACCAATTTATTTTGGTTGTACCAACTTGAGCAAGTACTTTGATGTTCGCGGTGTACTGCAGTTCTATTCTATCGAACAGTTGGCAGATATACTGTCCACAATCACTCCAGCTGACTACAACCGTATGCTGCCTTATGTTGAAGAAAATTATCGCCTGGCCAGCCATTATTGGCAGTATTCGGTGTATCAACGCATTGAGCAAGTCTTGTCCGATGTAATTTAACGATCGTTTGCGATAGATCCTATGAATTTTATAAATCTATAATATACCCACATATAAATATCACTATGAGAACCAACACAATTATAACCGACGATTTTTACAGCAATCCTGACAGTGTCAGGTCTTTTGCCTTGCAGCAGGAGTTTAAGGTTCGCGGAAACTTTCCGGGTTCAAGAACACAAAGTTTCCTGAATCAAGATGTCAAAGATGCTGTGCAGAGCATACTATGGAATGTGGCAGGTGAAGTAACCGATTGGAATCAAGCCGATGCCCTGTCCGGCAGTTTTGAAATAGCCACAGCAGCTGATCGCAGTTGGATACACACTGACCATTATAACACCTGGGCCGGGGTTTGTTATCTTACACCAGACGCTCCTTACACAGGCGGAACTGGGCTTTTTAGGCACAAAGCAACTGGCGCAACCATGTCGCATCAGTTGGAATCCTACGAATCGCAGGACATGACCAAGTGGGATCTGATTGACCGTATTGGCAATCGATACAACCGGTTGGCCATGTACCGCAGCGATTTATTCCACACTAGTCTTGACTATTTTGGATCCGACCTACAAAACGGACGATTGTTTCAACTGTTCTTTTTGACTACACAATATTGAGAAAAATCAAATGATTAATCAGGTTCCTAATTTTTTAGATCAAAACATGCTGTTGGCACTTAGAAAAAAGTTTGAGGATGCACACGGACAAGGTGTATTTGAAATAAATCACATGGGTCGGTGGGGCAAGGGCTTGGAAGCTGGCAGCTATGCACCTGTTTTGGTATTGAAATTGGATGAATATGCTGATTATTTTATCAATCGATACAAAACAGTTGATCCTGTATTTGCTGAATTCAACAATGTAGTCTGTTTCATGCATGTGTGGCTGCCGGGTAGTCAAATCAATTGGCATCACGACAGCGATGATTCCTACAACCGACTCAGCAGCACTATCTACATCAACGAGGCATGGAACTGGAATTGGGGCGGATTTTTTATCTACGACGACCAGCACTTAGGACAAGGGTGGGTTTATCCGCATCCCAATTTAATGGTCTGGTTTCGGCCGCCTGTGTGGCACAGCACCAGTATGATTACTTTAGCAGCTGAATTTCCTCGTCTGAGTATTCAACTATTTTTTACCAAATAACACATGCATCTTGATCTTTGGTTTCCTAGTGTTATCGGTCGGTCCGAGCATCCCGAGTGGATTGATCCAATGAATACCTTGTTGGATCAAATATTCAACGTGGCAGATAAAAATGTCAATTCTAATTTTTACTACAATGGCGAAACCACCTATGGTACCAAAAGCCTAGTGGATGATCCGGCGTTTACACCTTTTATTGATTTTGCCAAACAAAAGGCTTATGATTTCTTAGAGATGCAGGGATTTGACGCCGGCCGTGTGCCGTGGCGCCCTTATTTTTTTGCCAACAGTTTTCTCAACGGCAGTTCGCATCCCAAACATTTGCACAGCGGCTGCACCATTAGTGGTATATATTATCTAAAGACACCTCCTGGGTCAAGCGAAATTATATTTTATCCAAATCAACCTTTTAAGGATTTTTTTGACTACATGTTCATGCTCAAAGAAACTCCCAATTGGTACAGTTTGCAAAAAACACAATATAAACCTTATCCAGGACTGATGCTGTTATGGCCAGCTTGGTTGTATCACGAAGTTCCACCTAATCAAAGTACAGAACCTAGAACCAGTGTGGTGTTTAATCTGTAATAATTTAATTTTATAAACATTTAAAGGGTTATTCGATGAGTAATAAGTTTCGTTTTCATATCTTGGGTCTTCCACACACAGTCAGCAGTAAAGAATACAATGCTTGTGCTTACACGCAAAAAGTGGTCAAGTTTGGCAAGATGATGACCGAACGAGGTCATACTGTTATTCACTATGGGCACGAAGATAGTGATTTGGTATGTACTGAGCATGTATCGGTGCTTACAAACGAAGACTTTAAAATAGCCTACGGTAATTACGATTGGCGTAAGAATTTCTTTACATATGACATGGCGGATCATGCGTATCAAACTTTCTTTAAGAATGCTATTCACGAAGTTGGACTACGCAAACAACCCAATGACTTCATACTGCCCTTTTGGGGAGCAGGAACTCGCCCGGTATGCGATGCCCACTCAGACATGATTGTGGTCGAGCCTGGCATTGGATATGCCGGCGGACATTGGGCACGGTGGAAGATCTTTGAAAGCTATGCCATATATCATGCCTACTATGGACTCGAAGCCGTGGGCACTTGCAAACAAGACTGGTATGACTGTGTGATACCCAACTACTTTGATCCAGAGGATTTTGAATACAATGAGAAAAAACAAGATTATTTTTTATTTTTAGGTCGAGTATATGCAGGTAAAGGTGTAGACATAGCTGTTCAAGTCACAGAAAAAATTGGTGCCAGATTGGTCATTGCCGGACAGAATCCGGAAAACAGAACCTTTCCTCCGCACGTGGAATTTGTAGGTTATGCCGATGTGGCTAAACGCCGGGAACTCATGAGCAATGCCCGGGCTGCATTTGTGGCCAGCCAATATGTGGAGCCGTTTGGCGGTGTGCAGATTGAATTGTTGATGAGTGGCACACCCACTATTACCACTGACTGGGGCAGTTTTACAGAAAACAACATACACGGAGTCACAGGATATCGTTGTAGAACCTTTGATCAGTTTGTGTGGGCCGCCGAAAACATCGACCTTATACGTCCTCAAGATTGCAGAACCTGGGCTGAAAATTTTACCCTAGATCAGGTGGCACCCATGTATGAAGAATATTTCCAGAGTGTGATGGACGTTTATAAAGGCAAAGGTTGGTATGAACCACATCCTGAAAGAGAAAACATTGATTGGCTCAAAAAAGATTATCCCTTGATTGCTCATCCAGTCAAAAAGAATATCATGTTCTTTATTGAACCAGAATGGGCCTTTGGCGCCATACACTATGAATTGGTCAAGTACTTGTTTGCCGCCGGTGTCAATGCCACTGTGGTGCCTTGGAACAAGCCTTATACTGTGCAGGAACTACAAGAACTCAGTGCTCACGTGGATCTGTTTGTGAGCACTCCGCATGGTCTGGGATATCTATTGAACACCTATGGTATTCCTCCAGAAAAGTGTGTGGCCGTGGTGCATGCCATCCTGGATCTCACACACCTACAAGACTACTCACAAGAAACACTACAACGCCTGCACCGGTACAGCGTGGTCAGTGAATGGTTAGTGGAACAAAGTGCAGCCATGGGCATACAAAGAACGCCAGATCTTACTCCTATTGGCATCAACTATCAACAGTTTGTGGCCGAGCCTTCACAGGAACTCAAAACCATTGGCTTTGCAGGTGCTTTTCTTGCTAGAGCTCACTGTAGTATCAAACGTGGTTGGTTGGTAGAAGAACTGTGCCGACGGACTGGCCTGGAGTTCAAAGTGGCCCAGACCTACAACAACAGTTTTACTACCATGCCAGGATTCTATCCATCAGTGGATGCTGTAGTCATTGCCAGTACAGAAGAAGGTGCTGGACTGCCGGCACTAGAAGCCAGTGCCGCTGGCAAGTTGGTGATCAGCACATCTGTGGGCTTATGGATTACCAAGAGCGGCAACAGTGGACATACTGTGCCCATGGAAGAAGCAGAATTTATGGACGAAACACTCAAGCTGTTGGAATTTTACATGGCCAATCCCGAAGCCTACAGAGAAAAATGTCTCAGCACACAGACTCATGCTCAAAAATATGACTGGTCAAATGTAATACATCATTGGATCGATCTGCTGAAATGAAATATATATACAAAACCTATGCAAAATCATTGACGTTAGATCAATAGTTTGTTAATATAATGATTGTAAAATACAATTTAACCAATGGACAAATATGCCGTATTCATCGATAGCGTTTGATAATTTTCTAGTAGATCACATTTGTAGATTAAAGCCTTCTAGAATCTTAGATGTAGGAGTAGGTTCTGGAAAAAATGGAAATTTAATTAAAAACTCTGGATATACTGGCATATTAGATGCAATCGAACCAACTGAATCATACATAAAAGAATTTAATCTATCCAACATATACAATACCGTATTTCCAGTTTCTATACAAGACTTTATTAAAACCGAATATAAATTTCAATACGATGTGGCAATATTCGGAGATGTACTAGAACATTTATTTAGATCCGAAGCCATGGATTATCTTGATTATTTTTTATACAAATGTAAATGGATAATAGTTTGTTGGCCTAACAATATGGCTCAAGATGATTATGGTGGAAATGCATACGAAATACATAAATCCAATTTCAATCTCAATGATTTAACTCAGAAATTTGATGTGCAATACTATGTTAAAAACTTCTGCTATTATAACGATAATAATCCGCATTTGTCAGACGCTTTTTTAAATTACACAATAATCAAAGGGTATCTAACCCCTCGTCACGAAACTGTATATAATCTTAAAATTTGGTAAATCATAAAACTGTACACGATACTATCGTAGAATACAAATAAAAAAGCTGCCCGAAGGCAGCTTTGAGTTATATAGACCGGAGCCTATTATTTTTTGTTGAATGCCCAATAAAGCACAGCAACAGCAACCAAGCCAACTAGGCCTTGACTACCCAATGCAGTAACCAGTTTAATAACTCCAGCCACAACATCAATGCCTAAGAATGGTACTGCAGCTCCAAATAAAATTTGAAGTACAACACCAACTGCGATCAACTTGACACCAATGTCACAGACACGACCCAAGAAACCGCTTACCATATCAAACGCTTTGTCCATTTTATAGACTCCTTAAAAGTGAATCATTAATTCACGGACAAATATTTAACAATTAACTTGCAATCCAGTACAAAACCCCGTGATTTTTACCCATAACGACAAGAAATGTAGGGTTTTTAAATAAAGGAATTAGAGTAGTGTAGACAATTCCATAAATACATTCAGAGAGAGAGGTAACTCATGACACTTGAAACAATTAATATAGGGGCAGTACCCAACGACGGATTAGGAGATCCAATCCGAACTGCATTTCAAAAATGCAACATAAACTTTGCTGAGCTGAGCAGCCGCACTCAAGAAACTGTTCCCAGCACATCATTAGGTACCGTCGGTGACACCGCTGGAATGTATGCCTATGACACCAATTATTTTTACTATTGCTACGGCGACTATGACGGGTCCAGCGATATCTGGAAACGAGTATTAGGATTATCATTCTAACATGGCACAACCACAGTGGATTACTCCTGCTGGCAGTTTAGGAACCATTCCAGAAGGTGTTTTTTACAGCATCGAAGTAACAGCCACAGCCGGCATTGAGGATGTTTTTTATCAGGTCATAGCCGGAGAATTACCCAACGGCGTGCAAATTACCAATAGCGGCATAATTGAAGGTGTACCCAGAAACATAATCAATGTGCAGGGAGTACCCACTGAAGTCAACCAAGACGTTGTCAGCAAATTTGCCATACGTGCCTATACTACCAAGGTAGTCAATGGTGTAATTTTAGTAGATCGATTGAATGACAGAACATTTACACTCACCATCACTGGCCAAGATGTTCCGGAGTTTATAACCCCTGCAGGAAATATCGGTACTTTCTACGACGGTACCGAAGCCAGTATACAACTTTTGTTTACTGATGCCGACGTCGATGATAATCTAAGATTGTCTGTGCTGTCGGGTGCATTACCACCTGGGCTGGTATTGAATCCAGTTACTGGATTGATATCAGGTGCTATTGCACCGCTGACAGGACCTCCGGGTACAGCAACAGCCGGTTACGACATCACTGAGTTTGATCAGTACGAATTTGATTTCTCAACACGGGCATTGAGCAAGAACTATCAATTTGCAGTGGAAATCACCGACGGTAAAAATTCCAACGTTAGAATTTTTGAAATCTATGTTTACAGTGTCAATGAATTGTCGGCTGACAATACCAATATCACAGCGGACAATACATTTGTTACAGCTGATGTAACACCAACAAGAACACCTGTATTACTGACAGAGTCAGGAGATCTTGGACAAGTAAGATCTGACAATTTTTACGCATTCAAGTTCGAAGGGATTGACTTCGACGGTGATCCAATTGAATATGTTTCTGTTGCAGTGGGGTCATCTAGTTTGCCGCCTGGCCTTGTGCTCAATATCAATACCGGTTGGTTTTATGGCTACATTCCAGATCAAGGCGCAACAGAAAACACCTATCAATTTGGTGTGCGTGTTAGAAAAGCCGCTGACGTCACTGTTATTTCAGATACCAAACTGTTTACTCTAACCATCATTGGTGCAGTGGAAACCGACGTAGTTTGGTTAACCGATCCTGATCTAGGCACAATCAACAATGGCGCGATAAGCACCATAAGTGTGCAAGCTGTCAATGCTGCTGGTAGAGATCTGTCGTACCGATTGGTACAGGGCAGCAATAGCAAATTACCACAGGGGCTAAGATTAACTGCAACTGGAAACCTAGTTGGGCGTGTCAGTTTCAACACTTTTGCAGTCGACACTGGTTATACCACTTTCGATAAAAACATACGCACCAGATCAATCAATAAAGAAACTACATTTGATATGGTTTTTAGATTTACAGTGAATGCCTATGCTCCTGCTTCGGAGCAACCAGGATATAAAGTATCGGCAATTGTTGTTCAATCCGGCGGTAGCGGATATACATCAACTCCCACTGTCACTATATCAGCACCACCTACAGTGGTTGGAGCAGTGCAAGCCACTGCAGGAGCAGTCACCATAATTGGCGGAGTTATTACTGCCATTGCCATCGACGAAATGGGCAGAGGTTATATTGGTGTTCCCACAATAACCATCACAGGCGGCGGCGGTACTGCTGCCGCCGCACGATCAATAATTGACATTGCCACCATTAAAAATGTAGTATCAGTAAATCGACGCTTCGAATTGGAAGTAATACGCTTGTTTAACGAGCCTTATCAGGGCTTGTATATCAAGGCCATGCCGTCAGAATCAGACCGTGCATTGATCGATCAGCTGATACTTAACCAAGACATCATTCCAGTGGACATGGTGTATCGCAATGATGATCCAAACTTTGGAGTAGCAAGCAGTGTAGTATACGATCATGCATTTGGTCTAAATGCTGCCAGTTTAGAAAGCTATGTGGCAGCATTGGAAATCAATCATTACTGGAAAAATCTCATTCTTGGCCCAGTTGAATATGCCCAGGCGAGAAATGCTGCAGGAGAAGTTATATACGAAGCAGTGTACAGTAGAATTATCGACGACCAGGTCAACGCCGAGGGACAAAGTGTCAGCAAAGAAATAACCTTGCCTTATGCAGTAGAACTGGACGACAGCACTTCAGTTGATGTTGTATACCCTAACAGCCTGATTAACATGCGTGATCAGGTGGTTGACACAGTGGGACAAATTAGTCCGATGCTGCCCACATGGATGATATCCAAGCAAGCCGATGGTCGTGTTCCAGGATTTACTCCGGCCTGGGTAATAGCTTATGTCAAGCCTGGCCTGGGTGGACAAGTGGTCTATAATATACAACAGAAATTTGCCAATCAGCTAAACAAGATTGATTTCAAAGCTGATCGCTACGAAATAGATCGCAGAATGACCTATGCTTGGGAGCCATACGACGACAGTGTTGAATCTGGACGCTGGATCCCAGACCCGGCTGCAGCTACCACTTTTGATATCACTCCCACTGATCTACTGGGCACATACTTTGATGGGGGAAGCACAGATTTTATCGCGCCGGCAAATACCTACGCATTCACCGACGACTTTGATAAATATATTCTATACCCCAGAACCAATATTTTAGGATAAAAAATGGCGTCAACTATTAACCCAAACAACATCGATGGTGCATATCCTGTAGCCGGTCAAGACAACGACAGCCAAGGATTCCGCGATAACTTTACCAACACTAAGACTAATTTTAGTTATGCTGCAGCAGAAATCACAGATCTGCAGAACAAGGCAGTGCTAAAATCGGCTCTAACAGGAACCACTCTCAACAACGACATGGGCGGCTCGGTCTTGAGCAATGCTCAGTTGCAAGACATGAGCGAAACCAAAGTTGCTCTTCAATCTGTAGTTGGCAGTCAAATTCTCAATTACGAAGCCGGTCCGTATTTTACACTAACACTGGGCGGATCAGTCAGCTTGAGTTTTGCCAACTTTCCGGCGTCTGGCGTAGCAGCACGTTGTCGATTGCAGGTCACAGTCAACAACTTGTCATACACTCTGACATTGCCTGTGGCTGTTTCTGTAGGAACCAGCAACATTCAAGGTTTGAACAGCAATATTTTGACATTTACTCGCACTGGAGTTTTTGAATACGAATTTGAAACCAGCACCGGTGGTGCAACTATTTCTGTATTCGATCTCAATCAAAACTTTGATCCGATCTATTTGCCAAGTGCAGAAGATTTGGCTGATGCTGCTGCAGCAAGCCTTACCAAAACCACCAGTTACTTTTCAACCGCTGCAGCCGAAACAGCAACATTGGCAGCGGGATCGCCCGGTCAGGTCAAAGTATTTGCCATGTACGCCGACACAGGTGACATGGTGATCACAGTTACCAATGCCGGATGGAAAACATCTGGTACTGGTACCATTACATTTACTGCCGTTGGGCAAGCCTGTACTCTCATGTACATCAATTCAAAATGGTTTTGTATCGGCAACAATGCTGCTACATTTGCTTGATCTAATTGCTTGACAACCCCAGGCCTTTGATGTTAATATACAACATCAAAGGCCTATAATTTATGGAACATCCCTTAATAAACGACATTCACAATCTTACAATTGATCAATTGCAAGAAAAAATCAGCGAACTCAATAAAAAGCTATCATTTGCTCAACGATCCGGAAATGCAAATTTAGCCGGGCAAATCAGAATGGCAATTGAAACATTTACCAATCGTTATCAACAAAAGACAAAAGAAATGTACGATTCTAAAAACAGAAATGATCCCGACTTCTCTGACAAAATAAACATATCATGAATGTAAAAATTGGCTGTACATTAAGATTCACTGCTGGTGCCTGGTTCAACAGTCACTTGATAATGAACAATTATACCACAACTCTCAAACTGCTGACAATCACTGCAGATCATAACAATCAGAACATTGCGCTGGATCGAGTAAAGTACTTGGTTGAACAGTGTTTGACTGATACAGTTTTTATCTGCGACAGCGAAACTGATCAAATTGAACTATTACAAGCAGCTGGCATTGGAGTAACTGTACTACCCGAAGAACCAGTTGACCAGGTCATTGGCATGGCATTATTTTCCAAATTCAATGCCATAATGGAAGGCAACATGCTTGTTAGATCAATCTTGCTTTCCAGTGAAGCCGGCGATGACATCATCTACGAACATGACTCTGCTGAGGACAATCATCCTTTTGAAAACACCGCCGGCTGGTGGAACAACCACGAACCCACACATGCATTAGAATCTGCAGAAGGTGAGCCCGATAACTTGGTTATTTTGCCTGTAGGGAAACTATGGAGAGAAGTTGGCCTTGAATGGAACACCGACACAGGCATAGAGACACAGGAGAATATTTTGGTATTTGCTGAGTTTAAAAATGACAAAGACAAATAAATTTGGAGAAATAATTCTCGATCACGATGATGTGTTTGATTTGATCATGCAGGGCCAGGAGTTTGGCACAATACCTGTCGTGGTAGACCCTCCTGTGGATTTAGAAACTGCTGCGCTAATACTAGAAGATGTGCCGACTTTTATACAATACGACAAATTGGCGGAACAACAACTGACTGTTTCCGAGTTTGATCATAGAAATCAACAGAATTGGTTCATGCCTGTCCAATATCAGCAGTTGGATATTGCCAAGCACATTTTGGATCTTTGCGACACGCCAGAACAGTTGCAGCGAGCAGGTGAAGAACTGTTGTTATATCAAGAGCGAAATCTTTTTGATTTATTACGTTACCTTAAATATCTAGTTGATGTTATGCAACAAAATCGTCTAATTTGGGGTGTGGGTCGCGGATCAAGTTTGGCAAGTTATGTTTTATACTTGCTGGGAGTGCACCGCATAGACAGCATGTATTATGAATTAGACCCAAAAGAATTTTTACGCTAAAATAAAGGAATAGTTATGACACAAAAAACATATCGTACTGCTCAAGGAAAAATTGTTGATCTGGGTGCGTTACAACTCAAAAACGAAAATGTACGAGCAGTTGGCAACATGAACGTAAACGCTCGCGGGGATTTGCTGGACAGTAACAACCGTCCTATTGATTCGCGAAACAATCAGGTGGGCCGTCAATACAAAAAGCAAGTGACCAACACCGACAGCGGCACAGTTCACAGCAGCCGCGCTGCTGTTGCTAAGTCGGCAGAGATTCCAGTACCTCCCGAAGATTTTGATGACACATTTGAAAAATTAAATGATTTTGATCGTCCTGCTGCACAAAATGCAGCACCAGTGGAGGCAGCAGCTCAAGACGGTCTTGCAGCAGCAATTGCACGAGCCCGCCAAGTCAAATCTCAATAAGGAACACAAATGAAAACAGCATTTTCGGCAACTCGGGTTGATCAATTACGAGCACTCAAGGATTCGGTATTGGTCACTGACATGGAATTTACCGGACGCCAGTTAGCCAGTGGTATTGTACTGTTGAATGATAACGGCACCACTGCAGGCATTAGACCACGCTGGGGGCAAGTATATGCAACTGGTCCAGAACAGCAGGATGTCACTGTCGGGCAATGGATCTGTGTAGCACACGGGCGTTGGACACGAGGACACGACATTGAAGATGCCACCGGTGTCAAAACCATTCGTAAAATTGATCCAAAAGATATCCTGTTGGTGTCAAATGAGCAGCCCAGCGATGGTACCATGAGTGAAGCTGTGCAAGTCAGTCCGCAATCAAGATAAATGGGATTTAAAAAAGGATGGGACATTGATATTTTGTATCGAGAGGTTCACAAAATATCCGCTGCGGTATGTGACAGTCGTAACGACGGTTGGACAGCCTCCGGTTGCAAACATGATTTATATCAGTTAAAATGCTTTATAGATGATGTCTACCAAGATTTACCAACTTTTTTAGGTGAAGAAAAATGGGAACAACAACGTCTAGTAGACATAATCAAGCGCCAGTAAAATGTCAAACTTGCAAGCAAGCAATTGATCCTGCTTGCAATTGGCAGCAGGGAAGGTGTCCGCACCTTCCTGCACATCTCGACGGTATCATCAACTTTTTCAAACAACTTTTTAAGACCAAACAATGAAACAATTATGGAAAGACAAGTATAGACCTCAAACAGTGTCTGAGTATGCCTTCTCTGATGAAAATTTAAAGCACTTGGTTGAGCATTGGATTGCAGACCGATCTATTCCTCAACTGCTGTTGAGTGGCAGTCCCGGCACAGGAAAAACTACTCTAGCTCGAGTTTTAATCAACGAGTTGGGTGTGGATGAATTTGATGTCTTGGATGCCAACGGTTCAAAGGAAGCACGTAAAATTGAATGGATAGATAAACTGATCAATTTTTGTCAGACCATGCCATTCGGTGAATTCAAGGTTGTGCTGATCGATGAAGCTGACTACATGAATCCCAACAGCGTACAGCCGGCCCTGCGAGCCTTGATGGAAGACTACAGCGAATCAGTTAGATTTATTTTGACCTGCAACTATCCAAACAAAATCTTGCCAGCAATACACAGTCGATGCACCAATGTACATATTGATAAACCTGATCAAATTGAATTCACTGCAAGAGCAGCCACAGTATTGGTTGCCGAGAGTGTGGAGTTTAATCTAGATACATTAGATTTGTTTGTTAAAGCAACCTATCCAGATTTGAGAAAATGCATGAATCTATTGCAAGAAAACAGCATTTCCGGAACTTTGCTCAAACCAAGCGGTTCAGCACAGTCCACGCAAGATTGGAGATTTCATGCTGTTGATTTGTTCAAGCAAGGTCGTATTCTAGACGCAAGAAAGACCATCTGTAGTCAAGCCACTAGCGAAGATATGGATTCTGTTTATCGATGGATGTACGATAATTTAGAATTATGGAGTTCGGAACCAGAAAAGCAAGATCTAGCAATTGTCATTATACGCAATGCATTGGTAAATGTTCCACTGGTTGCAGATCAAGAAATTAACCTGTCAGCTTGCCTTTGCGAACTGGCTCAATTGAGATAAGATATGAGATACTTTTTGATTAGCTATTACCAAAAACCCAACGGTCAAATGGATGAAGTTGTGGCTGTAGCAGGATCGTTACGAACACGCGATCGCCAGACTGCTGCAGTAATACTTGACTTCCGTACTCAGAGTGTGCTACAATGTAGTATGAATGGTACTACAGTGCCCAAAGATTGGGACAGAATTGTGTCATTCTATTATCAGCATTATGCTGCCACATTTGATAGGTTAGCCAAAGAAAATGGAATTAAATTTAAACCAGCAGAATCTGAACCAGAAGCTAATCTTAGTTGATTGCGATGGCGTGATCTTGGACTGGGAGTATGCGTTTGACGTTTACATGCAACAGCATGGATTTAACCGTGTAGAAGGCGGCGGGTTAAAATACAATATTGGCGCACGTTACGATATCTCCAATGAGCAAGGCAAGCGACTAATTAAGATTTTCAACGAATCTGCACACATTGGTTTCTTACCGCCTTTGCGTGACGCCATGTATTATGTCAAACGCCTGCACGAAGAACATGGATATGTTTTTCATGCCATTACAAGTCTAAGCCAAGATCCCAACGCCTGTGAGTTGCGCACAATGAACCTACGGAAGTTGTTTGGAAAAACAGCATTTGAAAAGTTTGTTTATCTCGACACTGGTGCTGACAAAGATGCGGCACTGGAACCTTATCGAGGCACCGGTTGCTACTGGATTGAAGACAAAATTGTAAATTGCCAAGTGGGACGTGACTTAGGTTTGAAAAGCCTACTAATGGAACACGGTCACAACATGGATTACACAGATCCCGAAATTCCCCGAGTTCGAAACTGGCGGGAAATTTACGAGATCGTTACTGCTGTTTAATCGCTGCCGTAGATCTTTAGCACACTAGTAATGATTGGGTGTCTTTGAACATCTTTGGCGCCCAATCGACACACTCTAAGTCCGTCGGTGGGTGACTGTTCTAATCTGGTAGCAATGTCTAACAAGCCATTGTCGGGATTTTTACGATCAGCCTGTTCTACGTCACCGGTCACTACAATTCTACTGCCCTCACCAATTCGAGTCAACAGCATTTTCATTTGGTTTGGAGTGGCGTTCTGCATTTCGTCGGCCACGATCCAGGCTTGTTTAAAGGTACGACCCCGCATGAATGCCAAGGGCGATATTTCAATAATTTGATCCTCCAGCATTTTGGCAACATCTTTAGGCGAATAGTATTCATGTAAGACATCCAATAAAGGGCGGGTCCATGGTTCCATTTTCTGATTCAAGTCACCAGGCAGAAAACCATGCTTTTCATCGTCTACTCCCACTGCAGGTCGAGTTAGAACGATCTTGTCAATTTTACCTGTGCGTAATGCACGTATTGCAGCTTGCATGGCCAAGTAAGTTTTGCCAGTACCGGCAGGACCTACTGCTATAGTTATATGCAAGCTTTCGTCATTTAACGCCAACACGAGAGTTTCTTGTCCCCTACTTTTGGGAACAACTTCTACATTTCTCGATCGGGGTCTTGCTCTGTCAAAATCTATGGTGTTTTCTACTACTGTATCATGCTGCCGGCGTTGCGCCTTAACTCCGCGTGCTCTGCTCAAATCAGTTTCTCCTCTGAACATGAAAGTATTTAACTGCCGAACCAAATCAGTTTAATATGCTGTGTTATTGATTGTATTTGGTCATAAGTATTAGGCTACGCTACATCAAATTCAAAAATACAACAGTGCAGTTTTGTTATAAATAACATTATGTCACTTAATTCAAAACTCGATTCCGATATATTCAAAGACCATGCTGATTACTGGATGGTTGCCGACAACATTAAAAATCTCTATCTGTCAGACGGTAGTCTGTTGACGTTGTTGGATTTTGAGCGTGTGCTAGATGAACTAGATCTATATGCGTTTAAAAACTGGCAATTGGGAGAATTGGTTGCCGGCCCCGAAGTCAGAAAATACAAGGTTGCTTGTATTTTTATGTGGCCTGAAAAGCTTATGCCGGACCCACGCGGTGCCAGACGCCTGCTGCCGTTTGATTGTACCATAAAGTACAAAAAAACCACAATTAAAATTCCCATCAAGATCGAAGAACCTGATGATTTTGTTCCAGGCACACACAAAGCTCGATTGGTAGAGAAAAAAGTGTGGTTGGTGGAAATCGTTATACCCAAAGCACTCATGAACGATATACGTACAGGGTCTATAGAAATGGAAGACCAGTTGATTGATCTAGAGGATCTCGATTCGGCATACCAAGAAGACCTTGATCAACAGGAATTTAAAAAAGATGAAACCAATGAACAACCAGCCGCTCAACCGTCAATCCAACCAGCTGTTTGAAGGACTGGAATACAAGGACTTGGTAGGCATGATGAAGCCTACCATGCATATTGACGAATTTTCGTCTAAAATGGGCGACGACGATGACATTATTGTTGTCAGTTTTTTTGTACGCAGCAAGGCGGCTGCTACTGACTTGATGAATTGGTTCGAGAAAGGCTATGATTGGGTGCTGGATGCAGATGTAAGTCCAGGCGAAATCAAACCCGGAAGATTTTTGGTCTATATTGAATTGCGCCGCCGCAGTGCAGCCGGTCGAAACTTGGCTGAAGCTGTGGATGATTTATCCACACTTACAGAATACGACTCTACAGATTGGAACATGCATTACGACGGCAAAGATATTCCCTTCAGTTCCGAAGTATTTGATCGCACTGTTCCGCTCAGTCCCAAAGATTATCGCAAGCAAAAAGAATCAGACCTAAATGAAATGAGATCTGCTGCCGGACTAGATACTGTGGCAATTCACGAACGAGAAAAAGATATTCGTCAGTTACAAGCAGCAGCCGGTATATAATACTACACAATAGAATTTACAAAATTATGATTCTCAAAAGTTTTGGGTGTAGCTTCATCTGGGGTAGTGATTTACCTGACTCGGGCCGAATCGGTGGATGTGCCCCTTACAGTAGAATGGCCTGGCCCGCTGTACTATCTCGTCAACTAAAAATACGCTATGATTGTCATGCCTTTCCTGGTATCGGAAACTTGCGAATTTTAGAACAGGTGTTAAACCAAGCCGAATCTGCTGTTCAAGACTTTTTTGTCATCAGCTGGACCTGGATTGATCGATTTGATTATCAAGAACAAGATTGTTGGCAAACTCTTTTGCCGGTTGACGATTCTGCCGCAGCTGAATTTTATTATCGAAAATTACAGTCTGAATATGTTGACAAGTTGTCGACACTGATTCATATACGTACAGCTATTGATGTGTTAAATCAAAAACGCATACCTTTTTTAATGACTTACATGGACCCGTTGATGTTGGATCAAACCTGGCACCATAGTGATGCAATTGTGTCCTTGCAACAATACGTACAACCATACTTGCACTTGTTTGACAACCAGACTTTTTTAGATTGGAGCCGATCACACAATTATCCCATCAGCGCCGGTTGGCATCCATTGGATCCTGCTCATGCTGCAGCAGCTGATATTATATTGCCAGTTGCAAAAAAAATACTAGATCAGCCTTGACACACAGTTGATAATCATCTATAATTAAATTGTGAAAGATTACTATAACACCTTAGGCGTTGAACGCACAGCTTCTGCTGATGATATCAAACGAGCATATCGCAGTCTGGCCATGAAACATCATCCAGATCGCGGCGGAGATATTTCTAAATTTCAAGAAATACAAGAAGCTTATGCAGTGCTTTCGGATGTTGCAAAAAAACAAGCATATGACAATCCTGCTGCCGGTAGGTTTGGCAGCGCAGGCAGCACACATTTTGATTTTGATGCTATATTTGACATGTTTGGCGCAGATTTACGCTCTGCACGTAGGCCGCCACCTAGAGTTTCTATTTGGATATCACTGGCTGATGTAATGACTGGAGGACCTAGAACTATTGCACTTCAAGTTGGATCTGCCATAACCAATGTTGAAATACATATTCCTGTTGGAGTCAACGACAATGACAGTTTACGATATCCGGGACTGGCGCCAGGCGGGCAAGATCTAGTGGTCAACTATCGCATTAGACCCGATGCTGTTTGGCGAGTGGAAGGCACCAACTTGTTGTCCGAACGTTCGGTTGATATATGGGATTTGATATTGGGTTGCGAAATTACATTTTCAGATGTGTTAGGCAATGAACTGGCCATAACTGTACCACCCGAAACTCAACCTGGCACAGTGCTGCGAGCACGTGGACGAGGCCTACCGGTTCGACAATTGCCGGGTGCAGCTACTAAACATCCGTCAGGCGATTTGTTGGTTAAATTACAAGGTAAATTAATTACTCCCATTGACAACTCAATCAAGGATGCCATACGCAAGTCTCGAGGTCAATAAATATTCAATATGCAACTTACTCGTAGAACACTAAAACTGGTACTGAAACCCATGGTTGTCAGTAATACAACAAACAACTTGAACCTGGCACGGCGGCTGCGAGAATTAATGACACAACAAGACGCAATTGGCCTGGCAGCCAATCAAGTTGGGTTGCGAGACCGTTGTTTTGTAATGCACGTCAACGGCCGTGATTGGGACTGTTTTAATCCAGAAGTGTTGGCATTTGGCAACAACCAGGTGGAATTTCAAGAAGGATGCTTGAGTTTTAAAGGCGAACAGTGTATAATAAAACGTCCAGATGTAATAACTGTACGCTATTACGATGCTTATCAAAAAGAACATATAGAAGAATTAATAGGGCTGGCTAGCAGATGTTTTCAACACGAGCTAGATCACTTAAATGGTATTACAATGTGGGATCGATACAAGGAACAAAATGCAGAACAACCCAGAGATTGAAAAGATTATCGAACAAGCAGTTCGAATTGCTGCCAGTAAACGACATGAATATGTGCTAACAGAACATCTGGTATTATCGTTGATTCGGCACAATCCATTTCGATCAGTGTTGCAAAAATTTGGAACCGATGTTGCTGCCTTTGAACATGATGTGCAGACCTATCTAGATGCGCTGCCGTCAAAGAAAACAACAACTGACAATCAACCTCGCAAGACCAATGCTCTTGAACGTGTGTTCAATCGGGCACTTACACAGGTCCTGTTTACAGGACGCAGAGCAGTGACCACTGCAGATCTGTATCTGGCCATCATGAGCGAAACAAACAGTCACGCTCAGTACTTTTTTCTCAAGCACGGAGTCACACGCACAGAGTTTATTCGCTTCTGGGAACAAAATCAAGGACAAAACACTTACGAGATCAGCACCGAACAGGCCAACGAAGTACTGGAAGAACACTGCACCAATTTGACCAAGTTGGCAGCCGAAGATCGATTAGAACCAGTTATTGGCCGTGATAAGGAAATTGAAGAAATGGTCACGGTGTTGGCTCGCCGCTTCAAGGCCAATGTGTTAATGGTGGGCGATCCTGGCGTGGGCAAGACTGCCATCATTGACGGTCTCAGTCAGCGCATTGCTCGGAACCAAGTTCCTGATTTCCTTAAAGGACACGAAGTATGGACCTTGGAAATTGGCAGTTTGTTGGCTGGATCAAAGTATCGCGGAGAATTCGAAGACAAAATCAAGCAGATTTTGCAAGCTCTCGAAACCAAAAAGAACTGTGTACTGTTTATTGACGAAGCGCATACCATGCGGGGTGCAGGCGCAAATGGTCAATCCAGTTTAGATTTTGCCAACATGCTGAAGCCAGCAATCACAAAAGGCAATCTCAAAGTGGTAGCAAGCACCACCTGGGAAGAGTACTACGAATCGTTTGAAAAAGACCGCGCACTGATGCGTAGATTCCATAGACTTTCAGTAGACGAACCTGATGCAGAAACCACTGAAAAGATCTTGATCGGATTAAGTCCAAGGCTGGAAAAATTTCACAATGTCTTGATCGAAACAGATGCTATAGTGAGTGCTGTAGATCTCAGTGGCAGATTTATGACAGACAAAAAGAATCCTGATAAGAGTATCGATCTAATTGATGCTGCCTGTGCTCGGGAACGTGTAAAGGACGCCGGCACTGTTTCGGTTACCGCTGCACATGTCATGGAGCAGCTGAGTAGAATTGCCGGGATTCCAATTGATCGTTTGGAAAATTCCAAGAGCAATCAACGCATTGTTGATCTAGAATCCAACATCAAAGAAAAATTATACGGACAAGACACTGTGGTGGATCAGGTGTTGGAGCGTGTGTATATCAGCTTGGCTGGTATTGGCAACGAAAAGCGACCCATGAGCAGCTTCTTATTTTTGGGACCAACTGGCACTGGAAAGACTGAACTTGCTAAACTGTTGTCTGCCAACTTGGACATGCCGTTGTTGAAATACGACATGAGCGAGTATCAAGAAAGGCATACTGTTTCCAGCTTGATTGGCGCACCTCCGGGCTATGTGGGATTCGAAGATGGCAATCTAGGCGGCGGCAAATTGATCAGTGACATTAGCAAAAATCCTTTTAGTATCTTGTTGTTTGATGAAATTGAAAAAGCACACCCGGATGTTACAAATATTTTGCTGCAGTTGTTGGACGAAGCAAGAATTACTTCCAGCAACGGAAAAACTGTAAATTGCAAAAATACCATTGTGATCATGACATCAAATTTGGGTGCTAGAGATAACGAAAACAACAATATCGGATTTGGACAAGAGCTTGAACGCACCGGCAGCGAAGATCGTGCTGTGAAAGATTTCTTCAAGCCTGAACTGCGTAATCGTATTGATATGATTTGTAAGTTTAACAAATTGGATTCTCTTTCGATCAAGAAAATTGTTGTCAAGTTTGTAGACGAATTGCGACAAAGCTTGTCTGACAAAAAAATCAAGCTGAATTTGACCGAAGCTGCTGTTGAGTTACTGGCAGAACAAGGTTACGATAACAAAATGGGTGCTAGACCTTTGAGCCGCAAGATTGATCAATTGATTCGTGTACCTCTTAGCAAAAAGATCCTGTTTGATCAATTGCATGATTGCATAGTATCAGTTGATGTTGTTGACGGCGAACTCAAACTGGTCAGTGATGTATTAGGTATTACACCTAGTGATTTACCAACTGTGGATAACAATGGATTTATCGTCATTGATCGATTTAAACCCCGAGGTTAAAGTCAAACGCAAGGATACTGATCGGTTGTTTTACGATCAGTATCATTACGGAATTGATCTTCGTATGACAGATATATCCTGCATGCGTAGTCTTGACAAGTTGCCTGCTGATTATTGCAAAGAAATAACACGACGATATCATCAAAAATATCAATGGTCTTATCCATATTGCGATCGTGAAAAACAAATCGCAATCGATCATGAAAAACTGGAGTTGCTATACAAACTGGCAGAATTGCTGAATACCCATCGGACGGAAATCAAATTGGTGGTGTCGGGCAGTTACGGGTATGTCTACACAAACAACGTTGTGTTGCTATTGTCCGTGATATCAAATTTTCCTCAGCATGTCCAGCATTTGCGTTACGCTTGCATTGTGCGTCCAAAAAACACAGTATCGTTGCGCAATAGTCCGCATCAATACCGTACATATTTTCGAGAAAAATCCATAAATCAAACTGAAAAACAGCAGTTGTTGACATTCTTACAAAATCAAACTGAATGGCGTGTAAGTAAGGCTTTGTTAAAACGCTTAACTAAATTTTCTCCCATGGTGATGAGCCGATCCTATTTTGTTGATCACAATATCGAGTCCGAAGTCGTGATGCTGAACTTGATCACTCCGGGTATTTTACAGAAGACCATGCCCGTGGTGGAGGTAAATAAGTGATGGTATATAAGGAATTAACATGGCCAAAATACACACAGAATCTGTTGTAATTACATTTAGCAAACTGGTTAAAGAATCAGACTCGGGTGCTACTATCGCCACTGCTGATATTGTGTCGGCTCTAGCTCAAGTAGCTGAAGAGTTGGCAGGCGCTGGTGTTGTTGTCGAAGTTGAATCTGCACAATGAAAACCACTACCCTTCAACTTCTGCCCACTACCACCTACGGAACACCGTCAGGAAATTATGACGGCAGTAGTGCAGACTGGAATGGAGTAGAGCAACAAGCAGCCAATTACTATGGTGGATTTGGTGGGTTACAAACAGTGGCATTTTTTCTGAATGCGTTTCAGGGACGTATTCGAATTCAAGCTACCTTGGCCAGTACTCCTGTTGTTGACGAAGAATGGTTTCAAGTTTATGACTTTGATTCAACCGCTGAAACCACAACAGAAAATTTTTCCCAAAACATAACTGGAAATTTCACCTGGATTCGAGCCAGAGTTGAGGATTTCGAAACTGGCACAATTACCAAGGTCATGTTGAGTTACTGATCTATTTGAGGCTATTGCATGACGCAAGATACTAGTACTCTGGCTTTTACGGCCAAATCCACCGGAAATGATCTAAGACTAACTGCAAGACTAAACGGTCATGTATTTTTTGATCAAATATTGTCTCAAAACGAAATCAAAGTACAACATACCTTTTCAGCTGTTGATGAAGAAAAGTACACTGTGGAAATTGAGATGTCTGGCAAGCTACCAGAACACACTGCGATCGACGATCAAGGAAACATTGTTGAAGATTGCACGATTGAGATTTCTGAGTTTTCTCTAGACGAAATTGCACTGGTGCATTTGTTTACTGATAATTGTAAATATACTCACGATTTTAACGGATCTCAGGCACCTGTTGTTGACAAATTTTTTGGCAACATGGGTTGCAACGGTATTGTGAAATTTGAATTTTCTGCACCGCTGTATATTTGGATGTTAGAAAACATGTAGTAATAATAAATACAAGATCAAAACAGGCTTCACGAAATGAAAAAATTGGTTATTATGCCCGGCGGATTCCATCCCTGGCATGCAGGACATACTGCATTGTATCATGCTGCTGAAGCAGCATTTCCGTCGGCGGATGTTTTTGTTGCTGCTACGGCCGATACTGCTTCTAGACCTTTTCCGTTTAATCTTAAAAAAATGCTGGCACAAGCTGCTGGTGTACCTGCCAACAGATTTATTCAAGTCAAGAGCCCGTTTAAAGCCGAAGAAATCACACAGATTTACGATCCTGCTGACACTCAACTGATCTTTGTTCGCAGTGAAAAGGATACTGATCAACAGCCACGAGCCGGCGGCGTTAAAAAGAATGGCGAACCTGCTTATCTGCAGCCATACAAACGTACCGGACTTGCACCCATGAGTCAGCACGGATACATGGCCTACTTGCCTGTGGCACAGTTTGGACCTGGAATGACCAGTGCCACTGAAATTCGTGCCAAATGGCCTGAAATGACACCGTCACAAAAAAGCAACTTGATCAAGACCATTTATCCTGCGGCTGCCGGCAATCCATCTGCTGCCAACAAGCTGATTGAAATTTTTGACAGTGTATTAGAAATCAAAACCACAGTGGAAGCAATTGGACCCGACAGTATTTTCAGTACGGATTCTGAGCGTTCCTTGGTGACAGACTTGACCACACACTTGTCAAGCCTGGTGTCCAGCATCAAACACAAAGATTTTTCTCAAGCACAAGCGTTGGTCAACAACGAAATTCGTGATATATTGAACCAGTTGGCAGGATCTGATCCTGCAACAGCAAAAGATCCGGTATCATTGGAATCTGATTACATAGAAGAGAAATCTATCAGCTACTAACATCTCCATTAAATACTCACATAATTTAAGAGGATGTTATGTCTGACCAGCAAATCACAGTAAATGTAGATTACTTACGCACTACCCGAGTTCATATTTGTATGCCATGCTACTCTGGCATGTTGACAGAACAAACTTTCATGAGCTATATCAAATGGGCCAACACTTGCCGTCAACTAGGCATTGATTGGACTATAGAAACCATGACAAATGAAAGTTTGATTAGCAGAGCCAGAAATACTCTGGTAGCCAAATTCCTCAATAATCCTGATTCAACTCACTTGATGTTTGTTGATGCTGACATTGGCTGGGAACCTTGGCATTTATTGGCCTTGTTAAATCGTGATGTTGATGTGATCGGCGGCCTATATCCCATGAAGACTCTGCCCATTAAATGGGTAGTAAATGGATTCGAAGGAGCCGAAACTGGACCGGACAATTTACAAGAAGTTTCAAAGACCGGTACAGGGTTCATGTTGGTCAAACGTCATGTGTTTGAAAAACTCAATGCACATCCTGCAGTTAAGCCTTTTAACAATGACATTGGCTTGCCCAAAGAGTTAGATCAACACTTGCGCACTTACTATGACACTGCAGTTCGCGAAAATCGATATTACAGCGAAGACTGGACATTCTGCGAAAATTGGCGTGATCTTGGTGGCAAAATTTGGGTAGATACCAGAGTATTGTTACGACACGTGGGATCTTATGTGTTTGATTTTGCAGCACAAGAAAAACTGTTCGAAGCCTTGCAGCAAGCTAAACCAGTGGTAGACAAAATACCAGCTGCAGAACCAGCTGTGATGCCTGAGCCGGTTGTGTTGGCATCTAACGAAGACAGCCCTGCGCAATAAGCCAATTGATGCGGTCTTATATAATAACTTTAGATACTGATCACAGTAAAAAATTATTACAAGACTGCATCTCCAGTTGTCAAAAATGGGGATGGTCAGCAGAGCCATTCCCAGCCACATTAGGCACTGCTGTAACAGCCCCGGACTATAAACGTGCAGGGCTTTATCTTAATCCCAATACCAAAATATATCAACGTCCTGGAGCCCAAGGCTGTTTTTTTAGCCATTGGCGATTATGGCACAGATGTATAGAGTTAAATGAACCCATTGTTGTATTGGAAACTGATGCTGTTGTAAGAGGCCCTATGCCCCAGTTAGATTTATCACTAGGTATACAAAAATTTCACCAAGATCGCGGTACTAAAACAGGCACCACAGGAACTTGGAGCAAAGGTGCACATGCCTATGCGCTAAATCCTCAACAGGCTGCTGCGCTGATTGCAGGTATTCAAGCAACAGAAGTCAAACCCAGTGACAAGTGTATAGGGACACAGTTTGTACATTGGCAGCACTGGGATTGGAATTTGGTTGAACTTAACTCGCGACGTGGTCCATCTACCACTGCAAAACCTTTTCGAATAAATACATAATGGACATCAAAGAGCTACAAGATTATCGCCTTAGCGATGCTATTAAATTTCACAACTCTCTTAACCCACGTATTTGGGGATCAGACGAGCACCTCCTGCCCGAGGTTCGCCAAAAACTATTGGCCATTGCCGAAGACTTCAAAGAGTTTCTGGGTCTAGACTTAGAAGTCAAAGACATCACTATTAGTGGCAGTAACGCAGCTTACACCTACACAGATCACAGCGACATTGATTTACATCTAGTGGCAGACTTGCCCCGGGCAGATGCCAGCGAAGTTTATCGCGAACTGTTTGATGCCAAAAAATATCAGTACAATGATCAACACAATTTCAAAATTGGCGGATATGATGTAGAGCTTTATGTACAAAACGCCAACGAAGATCCAAAGAGTCAAGGCATTTATTCGGTTCTCAACAACGAATGGATTAGTGTACCCAAGAGACGTAAACCTGAAGTAGACGACATTTCAGTAAAGAGCAAATACGAAGACCTAGGCCAACGTATCGAAGCTGCTATCAAATCCGGCGATACCCGACATCTAGAAACACTCAGTAAAAAAGTACGCGAATTCAGACAGGCTGGTCTAGATCAAACAGGTGAGTTTGGGCCTGAGAATTTGGCCTTTAAAATACTGCGCAGCAATGGCACCCTAGATCAATTGCGGGCAGCACGATTAGCTGCCAAAGATCGAGAACTCAGTGTAGACGAAACCCAGGAAAAGAAACCATTCAAGTTTGGTTTCAAAGACCTTAATCCTATGGAAGACTGGCATCCCAATGAAGAGCCGCCTGGTCCTGAGTCCAAGCCGACAATGCCAGCAGGCACTGTGCTAGTCGATGTGTCGGACACATACGACTGGTACAAGCTGGGTCAAGACATCAGTGACCTGGATCATGCTAATCCCAAGATGTACGGTCAAGGCGCACCACAGACTATCATAAATTTTGGCAGCGAACCTTTAGAACACAAGTATATCAAGAAGTTAGAAAGACTAGGACTAAAGACACACGATATTGACCCAGCTGGCAAGAAACTGGATCGCGAAACAGAATTTAAAGTAAACGAAGGTGCTGACAATATACAAGCACAGTTAGAAAAGTTTGCTGCATTTTGCAGTGAGAAATTAGGCATAGAGAATCCTCCTAAGATTCAATTAAAGCGAGATCCAGAATGGTCAAAGCGTAATGCTACATTTGGGCGTTATATCCCTGAGATTAAAACATTAGTATTATCTGTGGCCAATCGTCATCCCATGGATATCATGCGTACACTAGCACATGAGTTAGTGCATCGCCGTCAAGACGAAATTGAACCCATGCCGTATCATGCTGGCGACACTGGCAGTGAATGGGAAAATGAAGCCAATGCTAAAGCTGGTGTGTTGATGCGTAGTTATGGTGAACAGAATCCTGGCATGTTTGACAAGAAAGCCTTGGCAGAGGGCTCGGGCAAAAGTGACTACAAAGAAATAGAATTTGTATGTGCCAACCCTGAATTTCCTGACGCTACAGATCCTGAGTTACAAAAACAAATGCATCTTGGACTACAACAGATTCCAGGTGTAATACCATTGTTGCAAGATCAAAGTGAATACAGCGAAGGTCAGTGCAGTTTGGCTGCAATATACAAAGATCGTTCAACACGATCTCAAATATTAAAATTGGCAAAACAATTGGGAGTTCAGGTAGATTTAGAACAACCGGTCAGTGATGATTATGTTGACCGAGCCATACGCGGAGAACATTATGGCCAACAGGTTGTAGCAGAAGCTTCGGGTTATATTCCTGTCAACGATAAAGAAGCTCGCGATCCACGCTACAGCATGGCTGTCACAGTTGATATCAAACCTGGTGAACCCAAACGTCAAGCTGCCAAGCTGGGTTGGAAGACTACTGCTGCCGGTACACCACCTACTGCCCGGACCAATGGCCTTGTTGAAGAACTCACACGCAAGTTACAATTAGTCAAAGAAGGTTTAGGATTTCCTTTGGTCAGTGAACAAGAACAAGAGCTGGAAGAAGTGGCCATGAGTCCCAGTGCCCTGCGGTCCTTTGCCAACAGTGAAGCCGCTGCAGGCATGAAAGCCGGCTTTGAAGCTGAGTTAGTGTTTACTGGCATCGGCGGCGACGAAGAAGAAGGCGAATGGGAAGCTGACTACAGCTATGATCCCCGTGCCTACAGCCTTGAGAACATTGAAGACTTTTTTGACTCAGGCGATTTTGCTGAGGGCATGACACGCCAAACAAAAGCGGCATTAGAGCAAGACTATATGGAATGGTATGACCAGACCCTGTATGATGAGTTTGATGCACCTGTTGCTGTACGTGAATGGATTCAAGACAATGACTGGGACGAAGAAGACCTTATTGAACGTGCGTTAGATGATGAATACAGAGAAGACCGTGTGAAAGAGATACTGGCAGCCATGGAACGACGGGTTAAAGGCACTGGTACTGCCGCTGATGCTGACTTGGTAGAAGAATATGTGGGTGCCGAACAAGAAGTCGAACGACAGCTGGATGAACGTGTAGAGATGGCCATAGCAGAACAGAACAGCGACTTTGAAAGTGCCTTGGACGAATTTAGAGAAAACTGGGACCGGTCCGAAAGCGACTGGTTGCGTGATCGAGGTTGGCGCAGCATGAGTGATATAGCCTACAACTTTGACGTCACATGGCCACACATGACCATGACGGGTGGCAGCTCCGAAGGTGGATTCAACGAAGACGCAGCACAACGGTTAGCTGATGACTTGGCAGATAAGTTAGATGTTACAACCACTGTCAGCACAGGTTATCACGGTGCTACTCGTGACACAAGTACTTGGATTTTTGAACCCGACGGCAGCTTAGATGCCGACGATGATGCCAACATGCCAGTGGAGATTGTGAGTCCACCTATGCCACTAGCAAAAACTCTGGAAATCCTGCCCAAGTTTTTTGAGTGGGCTGAAGAAAATGGTGCTTATGCCAATAGCTCTACTGGTTTCCACATGAGTGTCAGCATGCCCGAGCACGAAGGAAACATGCTGGATTACACAAAACTGGCCTTGTTCTTGGGCGACGAGTATGTGTTGAAGCAGTTTGGACGTGAAGCCAACACTTACGCCAAGAGTGCCATCAGCAAGATTCGTGACAAGAAAGGCAAGGTTGATGCCGAGACTGTTATGTCTGCCATGCGCAAGCATTTAGATCAGTTTGCTTCACGTGCTTTAGCCAGTCCTTCAGGCTTTGGCAAATACACCAGTATCAATCCCAAGAGCAAATACATCGAATTCCGATCAGCTGGCGGCAGCAACTATTTCGAAGACATGGATAAAATCCAAAATACCTTGATGCGTTATGCTCGTGCCATGGACATTGCTATGAATCCTGCAGCTGACAAGCCAGAATATGCCAAGAAGCTGTACAAGATGCTGACTGATGTCAAAACACAAGAGATTACGGATCCTCGGACCGGTACAAAACGTACAGAAGTTGTGCCCGGCCTTGACAATGATGCCATTGCCGTATTCAGTCGTTTTGTAGCAGGTGAGTTGCCCAAGTCAGAACTCAAAGGCTTTATTAAAAAGATACAGTACAGTCGTGACGTGGCACGACAAAAAGCCAGCGGAAAAGTTTCAACAGATTACGATCCCGACGGCAATTATGTGATACGTAGTAAAGATTCTGAAGGAAAACCCCAAGGTTCTGTACTACATAGATTTAGTGCCACTGGTACCAGTGCTGCCATAGAACAAGCAAAACAATGGATAGAGGCACGTGGGATTGAGAAATCATCCGTGCATCTGGCTCACGTCGAAAATGTACCAGCAGAGATTTTAGCCACAGCACCTACTGCACCTCCTACACAGACTCCACAGACAGATCAACTCAATGCTCCAGTGGCAGATGATCCTCGTGGCAACTATGTGTTGCGACAAAGAGAAGGCGCCGAAGGCAGAGGAGCAGTGTTGCACAGATTTTCGGCTCCAAACAACAGGGCAGCGATAGAAGCAGCACGTGAATGGACCACTGCTCAGGGTATAGAGCGTCGTACTGTGTGGTTGGATCATATATCGGGTGTACCACCCGAGATACTAAATGCTGCACCTATTAGGGCCACAATAGGCGAACCTCGTCCAGCATTTACTGAGCCACGGTCCAATTCTATCCCTGAAGTGCCACTTGACATAGCACAGAACTTTCCACCGATCCAGACAGAACCTCAGAATTTTCCGGCAGCACAACAGACTGGTGGTGAGTTCTCCGGTGAATGGAAAGTAGTGGATGGACTGAACCGAGAAGTTTATAGATTCAGCGGTGTTGGTAACAGTCAAAGTGATGCCAACCGAGTAGCACGTGAGTGGGCCCAACGTACCGGATTTGATGGGAACCTGGAAGTATATCCGGTAATGAGATAACACATGAGAGCTAGCGAATTCATAATCGAAAACTTTGCAGATGGCAATAAAAAGATTGCCTTTCGAGTTAAAAAAAGTCGCAATAATTTTGCTACAGAAATGACAGTGAATGGGGAACCAGTTGGAGTGTATCAATACAATGCTGCCACCGGCCGTAGCATTGCAGAGATTGACCCAGAATTTCGTAGTCAAGGACTAGGTAAAATTCTAGTGCTGCATGCCATTTATACAGCAGCACAATTAGGAATGGATTTTCAAGAAGATGAATCGCGAACTACTGCTTACGATAACGTGTTAGACAGTTTAAGCAGCAATGGCTACATTGTAGATGATGATGGTTATTGGTATGTCACAGGCGCAGGCGAACAGTTCTTAAACACTTCGTTGAATGAAAACTTTGCAGATGGCAAAGTTAAAGGTAAAAGCCGTCCTGGGCGTGTCAAACGTGCCGGTGCCAGCTGCAACGGATCAGTTACTAGTCTACGCAAACGAGCCAAAGCAGCATCCGGAGAACGTGCAAAGATGTACCATTGGTGTGCCAACATGAAGTCTGGTAAATAACACCATGCGACTAATAGAAATTGCCCAACCCAAGAAATCCAAGCTCAAGACTTATGAGATACGTATTAAGATTCCAATCCTCGGCGGCGGCATGACCAATACCTTTACCACTGTAATGGCTTTAAATCCACAAATGGCTCGCAAGATAGTGCAAGTACAATACAATGTACCCGGCATACTGATGGGGCAACCTCGAGAAATCAAACTACGATAAACAATTGTTAGGCTATCAACAAATACCTAAATCTTGTTAGGTTTTAGATTGGTAAAAACAATGGGTTTGTAATCATAACTTTCGGGACAAAATTTACATTGTGGGACCACAGAATCAATGTTGTCCATAAACTCTTGACCACGCTGATCAAACTCGTCTACTCCTAAACCTTGATAGCCTCTCATGATTACGCGATCTTCATCTGATAAATCGAACTGATACTGGTCGTCGAATTCTGGCATCAGTGCTACAGGTCCACACTTGTATATACGCCCCCGAATCATGTGATAGTTTTTAAATTTGCGATAAGCACAGACTTCATGTGCTATTTCTGGATTGCTATTGTACAATCCAAAACGTCCGTTGGCCTGTTCAATAATGTTGCTTTGAGAAAAAATATTGTTGACCCAAACATGAATATATTTTTGATCGGCATCAATAAATTGATATCGGCTACCGACAGGATGGTTGGGATTTTCTGTTTCTGCTATTGGATGTTTTAAAAAATTGCGTATACGAGTAAACAACGTTTCTTTGTGTTCTACAGAGTGTAGACTAATCCCAATCCAGTTGTCATGATTTATTGCATCGTACAGCCCAGGTACTAGATCCAATCTAGTACCGTTGCTTTGAACCTGTACTCCACTGAGACGGGGCCACAAGCGTCTAAGGCCAGTAATCCAATCTACAATGTCAGGATTCAACAAGGGTTCACCTCCCAGTATTACCGGATGTCTTATTTCAATCTTTTCTGCCCACTGTGTCAGTATAGGTTCAGCATCTGCCCAGCGCCAATGACCAGAAAATTTATAATTATTGTAACGATTGCACCCGCTGCAAGTCAAGTTACAGACATTTGTAATATAAAATTCTAGTCGATCTATAAGTATGCGTTCAGCCATAATGTATCCTTTGCTGAATACTTATATAAGTGTGATCAGGTACAAATATATAGATACATTTTTGCTAAATATCAAATGCACACCGAATTTGTAAAGGTAACATTTGATATATTCTGCGACTGGGAAGGAACTCCTCCGATCTATCGAGTATTTGTCAACGACGAATTATTTACAGAGCGTACCTATATTTGGCACGACGTGTTTCTGGTAGAAATGCTGCAGATTCAAGCGCCACCAGGGCAATATAAAATACGAGTCAAATCTGCTGGGCCTGTCAAGACCAAATTCAAAGTGAGAAATCGCAAAATTGAAACTGGGCCGGGTAGTTGGATTGACGACGAAACGCTGGAGATAACACATGCGAGCACGTGAATTTATAAAAGAAAACGCATCTGCTGGTGCTACTAGCAGCGGCAGTGTTGCTGCAATAGCACAGCCAATGGGGGCAGTAATTACTCGCACACAAACCCGCAAACCTGGTAAATATAAAAACAGTTTAATACGGAACAAACAAAATGCTCGCAGATGATTTAAAAACTTTATTGGCAACAGAATATGCCATGGCAGTGAAAGCACAGTTCTTTCATTGGAACGTAGAGGGCCCAGACTTTGCACAACTGCACGAGTTCTTTGGCGACTTCTACGCAGAAATCAACGATAACGCCATTGATCGCACAGCCGAATACATCCGTACCTTAGACGAATACGCTCCGGGTAGTTTTGAACGCTTTGGTAACCTGAGCTTGATTCCGGGACAGATCAAAGTGCCACGTGCTCGACTCATGATCGAAGAGTTATTGGCTGACAATCAAACCATGTTGGATTTGCTGAATCAATGTTTCGGTTCTGCTGAACAAGAAAATCAACAGGGCATTGCCAACTTTGTTGCCGAACGCTTGGATGCACATGGCAAACATCAATGGATGTTAAAAGCCTTCTTAAAGGACAACAGAGCATGAGAATAAAGAACTTAGTTGAAGGCTTAAACGCACAGCAACGTTCAGTGCCTCAATTGCCAGCGCAGGCCAAGGCCCGGCACATCAGCGTGCTGGGTGCCAAGACTGATCCCAAGCATCCGTTTGCAGGTTACATGGTTGGTGCTGACGAAAGTGCAGAGCCAGGTAAGAAAAGTATAGGGCCCGACCGCAACGATCCTTGGGAAAAAGGATGGCGTGCTGGTTTTCGCCATAATGAATCAAATCCTTATCCAGCAGGTAGTAAAGAAGCCCAGCAATGGGACGATGGATATGCCGAAGCCGAATCACAACCACGTCATTATGACGAAGGCCGTGCCGGAGTCGACGATACTGACACAGTTGGTTTTTCTGTCAACACAGAAGCAGCGTACACGGCTGTAATGAAGCGGTTTGGTGATGTAATTGATCATGATGAAACGTCAGGCGTTATGTACGCACCGGCACGTGTATGGCCCCAAATAGAAATGGTAGCATTTGACGCTGATGGAGAAGGTGCTACTAGAGATGATGGTATTGCCGAGCAAGGTGTGGCGGAAGCAACTGGTGACCCCAAATTTGACAAGATGCTCAAAGGCATCACTGGTAAAAAAGCAGTAGCAAAACAACAAAAAGCGGATACTAAACAACAATCCCGTGATGCTTTTGGTAGTATGTTTGGTGGCAGTTCTTCAGAACTGACCAGCAAATTAAAAATCAGAGAGCAAGGTGTTGCAGAAGCCAGTAGTTCAGCACAGCAGGCCGCCATTGCTATTGCCATGAAGAAAGCAGGTAAGAAACCCCGATCAGTGGACGAAGCCGAAGCAGTTAAACAACGTCTAGATCCCAAGTGCTGGAAAGGCAAACACATCGGTACTCCAAAAACCAAAGTCAAAGGCGGAGTTCGTGTTAATAACTGTGTGCCTAACGAAAGTGTAGCAGAAGCCGAGCGTAATGAAATGGATACCGCTGCTGTACAAGCTGCACTGGCCAAGATGGCCGAACGCCATAAAGGCGAGAAGTGGTCAAAAGAACAGTTAGCAGCCTTGGGCAAGCGTATTGCTGCACGTGGCCAGAAACCAGTCAAAGAAGATGACGTAGCGGATTTCCTAGCACGTGGCGGAAAAATTACACAGGTCAAACCCAATCGCGGCCCACGCAATCCAGGCCTAAGTCTTGGTAGCAAACACATCGGTGGTGGCGGTGATGGTGCAAGAGCAAGTCGTACCGGCCGTGGATCAAAACCGCAAGGTAAACCTGTGGTTGCTGTTGAATCTATAACCAAAGAAGATATCATTACTAAACTAAAAGCCCGGTTAGGCGATTACTTGAGCGATATCGGCCAGGAGATTCGTAAAGATCCCGACCTTATTAACAAGTTAGCAGCCAAACCTGCTGGTGATCAAATGGGTCCACCAGTTAAAACTGTGACCACAGACGACGGGCACGAAATCTCAATTCACGGAAACGAAGATGATGGATTCCGTATCTCAATCAAGAATAAACCCGCAGCTAGTAAATTTAAGAACTTAGATGAAGCTGTAATGGCCTGCGAAATGTATTGCGCACACCGTCGTGCAAAAACTAAAAATGCTGACTATGTAAATGAGGCATAATGCAACTTGACCACAACCTAAATTGATGCTACACTGGGAAATCTAAGGATAAACTGATGAAACGAATCATACTCATTTTGGCAGCAGCCACAGCCCTAACAGGTTGTGTAGTAACAGATCCCTATTATATACAACCACAGCCAGTTTATGTACAACCTCGCCCAGTGTACATTCCTCCTCCTGTGTATTATCGACCACCTCCGCCACCTCCACCTCGTTGTTATTGGGTGCAGCGTTGGGATCCACAATATCGTGTGAATCGCAATGTCAGGGTCTGTAGATAATGGACTATCCAGTGTATCCTGAACATCCTCAAGATAGCGACTGGAAGCGTAACCCTTACTCACCGGTGTAATTATGAGAGACCTATTAAATTTGTTCGAAGCAATTGAGAAAGGATGTCCTCCAGCCACACAAAGCATCAAGCTGAATCTTGAGAATCGTCAAAAGGCCATAGATGAATATGGCTACGGTCCCTTAGATCCCAATGCACCTAATGAAGAATTTTGGGCTGCAAAGGCCGAAGAATGGAACATGGACAACCCCGACGATGCCAAGTCAGCCTTGTGCGGTAACTGTGCTGCATTTGACGAAACCGACGACATGCTGTCGTGCATTGCCAAAGGCATTGGCAGCGAACCTGGATCAGATCCTGCCAGTACCATTGATGCTGGTACACTGGGCTATTGCAAGTTTTTAAAATTTAAGTGTGCGGCCAAGCGCACTTGCGACGCTTGGGTTGAAGGTGGACCTATAAAGGATTAACATGATTGACCGCATAAATTTTTCAACTGTTGATTTAAATCATTCTCCGGCTCCTGATTGTATAATGCCTCCAGATGATCCCATATACAACAATTTAGCAGCACGTGAAGCTGAACGTATGAGTCTGCCCAACATTGACAGCACCAACCGCGGTGCAATACAACGCCAACAAAATATCAAGCCGGGAACCGAAGCTTGGTTTCAGCTATGGTTTAAAGGCGCAAGATGAGAGCAACAGAATTTGTTAGAAAACATAGGAAAAAAGTTAACGAGCTTGATTTCTTAGGAAGCCAATGCACTAAAGATTGTTCTGGGCATCGTGCAGGTTATGCTTGGAGTAAACGCAAGGGAACAGTGCCCAATAGTCGCAGTCCCAGTTTCAACAAAGGCGCAGCATTACAGGCCGCAGGAAAATAGCATACCCTTAGGACCGTCACAGTTCACTGTGCCTAAGGCGTCCGGTGCCCCCAACCGTTATCTAATGATTCGCTACCGTCGGATATAAACTGGGGGATTTATTCGTTTGTGGCTTGCTTTCTGTAATAACTAGTGTATAATTGTATTTTCACTAGGAGACATACATGTCAGATCGCGCATTCAGTACTGAACAAAAAGCCAAACTCACACAGATCATCAACGAAGGCATGCAGATCATGCACGAAGTTGAAACACTCAACGGCGGCCTAAACGACACTATCAAAGCAGTGGCCGAAGAAATGGAAATCAAACCAGCTATTCTCAAAAAAGCAATCAAGTTGGCACACAAGGCCGAATTTGGTCGTGAGCAGCAGGATCATGAACTGTTGGAAACTATCCTGACCACAGTGGGTAAAACTCTATAATGATTGATGTTCGCGGCATTGTATACGACATTATTGACTGGGCAGAAAAGGACTATCGAATATGGCCTGCGAGATTTGTGTTGGAAGTGGCAGCCTGGGTCACTAGCATTGCTTGTTCCACAATCATGGCGTTTACTTTACCACATCCACCGTTCTTGTTGCTGTATCCCATGTTCATTGCTCAGTGTGCTGTATTTGCCTGGGCGGCATGGACTCGGCAAAGTCTCGGAATGTTGGGCAATTATATTTTGTTAATAAGTATCGATATAGCAGCATTGATTAGATTGATCACGCTGTAGGATTCGCTCGCCTAACGGGCATGTACACGGCAACAGTGAGCCACAAGTCACTAGGAGAATTATCATATCATACGTCGACGCACTGTTTGATCGAGACAAAGATCGAATTCACATAGTTGAACGCATTAATGGCGTTCGCAAATATCAAGAATTTCCAGCCACATACATTTTTTACTACGACGATCCTAGAGGAAAGTTTCGCAGTATTTTTGGTACACCAGTGGCTAGATTCAGCAGCAGAAACAACAAGGAGTTTCGCAAAGAGCTGCGCATGCATTCGGGTAAAACTGTCTATGAAAGTGATATCAATCCTGTATTTCGATGCTTGGCTGAAAACTATCTAGGCGCAGATGCTCCAAAATTACACACAGCTTTCTTTGACATTGAAACAGACTTTGATCCAGTGCGCGGCTTTAGCAGCACTGAGGAAGCGTTCAATCCCATCACAGCCATCACAGTCTACTTGGATTGGCTGGACCAGTTGGTTACCTTGGCTATTCCTCCCAAGAGCATGAGCATGGAAACTGCTAGAGAAATTGCTGCTGACTTTGACAACACATTTATGTTTGAACGTGAAGCAGACTTGTTGGATTCATTCTTGCATCTAATTGACGATGCAGACGTATTGTCGGGATGGAACAGCGAAGGTTATGATATTCCTTACACAGTGAATCGAGTCACTCGCATACTGAGCAAGGACGATACACGCAGATTTTGCCTGTGGGGGCAAATGCCCAAGGCACGTACATTTGAACGCTTCGGAAAAGAAAGTCTTACATTTGATCTTGTGGGTCGAGTCCACATGGACTATATGCAGTTGTATCGCAAATACACCTATGAAGAACGACACAGCTACAGCTTGGATGCCATTGGTGAATACGAAGATCTGGGTAGCAAAACAGCGTTCGAAGGTACACTGGATCAGCTGTACAATCTAAATTTTCGAACTTTCATTGAATACAACAGACAAGACGTGGTGCTTGTCAACAAGATTGATAAAAAATTAAAGTTTCTAGATTTGGCAAATTCAATTGCGCATGAAAATACTGTGCTGTTGCCGACCACAACTGGTGCTGTGGCTGTGACCGAACAGGCCATTATCAACGAAGCACATGCACATGGCATGGTGGTCCCAAATCGCAAGCAGTACGGTGACAATCAGGACACGCAGGCAGCCGGCGCTTATGTTGCTTATCCTAAAAAAGGTTTGCACGACTATATTGGATCAATCGACATCAACAGTTTGTATCCGTCAGCAATTCGTGCCCTAAATATGGGTCCGGAAACTATTGTGGGACAACTGAGACCCATTGCCACAGACCAATACATAAATGATCGTATCGGCCGGAACATGAGTTTTGCTGCAGCATGGGAAGGACTGTTTGGTACTTTGGAATACACAGCGGTCATGGAACAGAATCGCGGATTTGAATTGACAGTGGACTGGGAAGATGGTACCACCAATGTCATGTCAGCTGCAGAATTTTGGCATGTGATTTTTGACAGCAACAAACCATGGGTGCTCAGTGCCAACGGCACTATCTTTACCTATGACAAAGAAGGTATCATTCCCGGCTTGTTGGCTCGATGGTATGCCGAACGTAAAGAAATGCAGGCCACATTGACACGAGTAAAAGACGAAGGCAATCATGAACAAGAAGAATACTGGGACAAGCGTCAGTTGGTCAAGAAAATCAACTTGAATAGCTTGTATGGTGCTATTCTAAATCCAGGTTGTAGATTCTTTGACAAACGCATTGGACAATCAACAACCTTGGTAGGTAGAACCATTGCCCGGCACATGGATGCCTATGTCAACGAGTGTATAACAGGCCGGTACGATCATGTGGGCAATGCCATTATATACGGTGACACAGACTCTTGCTACTTTTCTGCTTATCCTGTACTTCGAGAAGAAATTGCGCAAGGGCGTATGGAATGGAACAAGGATGTTGCAGTGGCCTTGTATGACAGCATTGCAGAACAGGTCAATCTCAGTTTCCCAGGCTTTATGGAACAGGCTTTTCATTGTCCCAGAGACATGGGTTCTATCATTCAAGGTGGTCGAGAAATTGTTGCTATCAAGGGTCTGTTTATCACCAAGAAACGATATGCTGTGTTGTTCTACGACAAGGACGGCAAGCGGTATGACGTAGGCGGCAAGCCTGGCAAGGTCAAAGCCATGGGCCTAGATCTCAAGCGGTCAGATACTCCTAAGATTATCCAAGAATTTCTTAGCGACATTCTTAACGATGTTCTCAATGGATCGGAGAAAGAACCTATTATTGAAAAAATACGTGAGTTCAAATATCAATTCAAGGAACGACCAGCTTGGGAAAAAGGCAGCCCAAAGCGTGTCAACAACTTGACCATGTACGGCAACAAAGAAATCAAAGAAGGCAAGACCAACATGCCAGGACATGTTCGCGCTGCTATCAACTGGAATAATCTGCGCAGAATGAACAGCGATAATTATTCTTTACAAGTGGTGGATGGTATGAAAGTTATTGTTTGCAAATTACGTAGCAATCCTTTAGGTTGGACTAGTATTGCTTATCCCACCGACGAGCAACATTTACCCAGGTGGTTTTGTGAACTGCCATTTGACGATGCCGAAATGGAATCTACTGTAGTTGATGGCAAGGTCGATAATTTGTTGGGAGTACTGGACTGGGATTTGGCTGGCGCAACCAACACAGATAACACATTTCAATCATTGTTTGAGTTTTAATGAAACTGAGTTCGTTAATTTCTTATAAAAGTCTTCTAGAGGATATGATTCCCCTTGATACTGTGCCATTGGCTCACGACAAGCTGGCACCGGTGTTGTACACTGTTCAATCAAATGAAATACAATTTACACATTTAACTGAACAACTGGAAGCCAACTACCAAGACATTTTAAAAAAATTAGACAATTTTGATCAGACTGCTGACCAAATTAAAAGTCAAATTGAGCTGCTGATTCAGCAGCACGAGTCAGTCTACTACGAAAATAGTACCGAGTTATATCGGCAAATGATGCAGTATGACAGCAATGAATATATCCTAGATCGTCGACAGTCGTTGACTGCTACAGTAAAAGAATTAATCATTGCTAGACTACAACGATATGGCGATTGGCACCACGCTGGCATGATCATTCGGCCCGGACGAGAAGATTGGATTAATTTCTTAGTGGGATGTGATCCGTTGTATCTTGTTGACACAGATCAAGAGTTATTGGATCCTGCATTGCTGAGATTTAATGATCAATACCAACGGCGATTGCGAACCTATGCAGTGACAGAAAGTGCGCACGATCCCATCCTAACACAATTACCGTCTGGACAGTTTGCATTTTGTTTGATCTATAACTTTTTTAACTTTAAACCGTTGGAAATAGTAAATGCATATCTACGCGAGTTGTTTCACAAACTCAAACCAGGCGGTGTCATTGCCCTGACTATCAATGACTGCAACCGAGCTGGTGCTGTTAAACTGGCAGAATCAGGTTTTAAATGCTATACACCTAAACAGGCAATTGTAGAACACT